GACTTGGCTTCCTTGGTCGGAGCCGTCAGGTCGTTGATGCTGGCCTTGGTCACGAGATGCAGGGTTAAGCATCTTGACGGCGGGGCAAGTGGCAAAGGTTAAGCCATAGCCTGGTATGCTGGTCGAATGATACTAAGCCTAACCGCGTAATGCGTTTCAACATCGTCTTAGCCAGTGGGTCTTCTGGCAACTGTACCATCTCAATCACCCTTTGTCTGATCTCCTTGGTGGTCATAGTCTCAGGCCATGTGCTGACGTGTGCCTTCAGCTTGATATGCCTTTGCCTCATCTTCTCCCAAGCCTTGCATCGGTTTTTACTGAGCGCCATGTACATCTGGTCTTCCATGGTCTGCCATTTCTTTTCCCAGTAGGACGCGCAGTTGATCTCGAAGATCTGCTCCGGCGAGTAAGACTTCCGGCTTTTCGTTCGACGTCTTTTTGTATCTTGGCCGAACAAGCGACCGACAGGGAGCGCAGTGTGAGGCCCCTGTACCACTGTATCTTGTGGTACTACTGACTTGACCCGATTTGTAGGTCTACGCGGAAACCTCATAAGATTGATTTTAAGCAGGGGTTAGGTGTTTGTGGCTATCCTACCATCAGTTACCAACCAGAACGCCTTGGCGACCCCTTGGCGGGGCTGGAATCGCCCTTCCCAGATGGCTGGTCGGCGACGCTTGGGGCATATTCCCATCGAAGCACCCCTGGCTCGGGGCTGTGCTGCAGGTAGACATACCCGGACTTGGCCCAGTTGCCCTCCATGTCCTGGAGGCCGCAACGGGAGGCGCGCTTGGAGAAGCCGAACTTGTACCGGGCGGGCTCGCCCTTGGTACGGTACAAAAACCCCGCGTCTCGACTATAATTTACCCACTCTGCCGACCCTGCCCCGAGGTAGGCGAGTTGCGAGGGGGTCATGCTGTCCAGGTCGTCGGCGGACTTGGGCTTCGTGGTGTGGTGCATGTAGATCATCGCGGCCTTGGTGCGCTTGAGGACCGGGTCGACTTGCGTGCGCAGCCAGTCGGTCGTCAGGGACTGGTCGGCGATGTCGAAGCCGGCGTATGCCAGGAGCGGGTCAATCCAGACGACCTCGGCCCTATGTCGATTGATGAGGGTTTCGAGAAACTCAGGAAACGCTTCACCGATATGGGCTGAGTCACGGACGATGGCGATGTTCTCGCGTAGATTGGCCTTCTCGGTTTGCGTCATTTTGCAGGTCGAACCCTGCCAAGCCTGGGCGATGTCGCCTTTGTCGTTCTCGCTTTGCAGAATGAGAGTGCGCAGCGCACGTACAGGCTTCAGGCCGAAAACTGACTGACCCAAGGCCCACGACGTCGCGATCTGCATCATAAGCGACGACTTGCCCGTGCCGGAGAAGCCGACGATTGAGACGGCGTAGCCTTCGCAAAGCCAGCGACCGTTCTGGCCGACAAGGACTGTCTTGTCTTCCTTGGCGTTAAACTCATCTAGGGCCTGCAGGTCGAACCATTCGCCGATGTCCTTATTGCGACGGGATGCCTTGCGCTGTTCGGACAGCCGGGCATAATGTTCGATGATGGCATCGGGCTTGGTCGCATTGGCGGCAATCTTGGCGGCCTCACGGAGCAGGGCGGCGTTAGCAATCAGCTCGACGTGCTCAGGTCGGTAGGGGTTTAACTGCGCATCACTGACCAAGAGCGAGACCGTGGCCGCGTCGACTTTTGATTTAACCTCACGCAGTTTCTGCGTAACGGTTAGTTCATCAGCGGTAATGCCATCGTCCTCAAGGGATAGGATGGCTGCGGAGATGTCCTGATGGACAGGCTCGAAGAAGTCAGAGGGCTTGAGGTCTTCGGGGAAGGGAAGGGCGTCGCGCAGGAGGACGCCGATGAGGTGGCGTTCCGCCGGCACGTTGTTCGGGGGAGTCATGGAAGAAGGGATTGTGGGATGGGGGCGTGGGTGCCCGGGGTCAAGGTGCTTTGCGTTTCGAGGGCGGACCGAAGTGGGCCATGAGACGGAGACGGGTCTTGGTGACGACGCGGAAGTCACGGCGCACGAGTTTGCCGATCTTGACGCCGTGCTGGATGTAGCGCTCGGCGTTGTTAGAGGCGATGCCCCAGAGCTTGGCCCATCCTTCGCGGGTGCGGAAGCCGGGGTCGGGCGTCTGGGCGGACTTGTTGATGTCGGCGAGGACGGCCTTGAGGATGGGGTCGGAGACGGCCCTGGCGTAGAGGAGCTTGGTGCCTTTCTTGCTCATCGGGATTTGGGAGTGAAGACCTTGAGGTCGGTGGTCCAGACCCATCGGCTGCCGACGCGGTGGACGAGCCAGACCTTCCAGTCCTTGCCGTCGACCCATCCGGCGGCGAACCCTGAGCCCCACCGGGAGGTGGCGAGGCGATGCGAGGCGTAGGCCATGGCGTCCTTCTGGCAGAGACAGCCGGCGGAGAAAGCGGCGCCGCCTTCGGCCTTGGTCAGGTTGACCTGGCTAAGGGTGTGGGTGTGCCCGTGGATCAGGGCGCCGCCGCGGTCGGCGTAGTGGCGGCCCTGCTCAGGGGTGGCGTTGACGCCGTGGGCGTAGCCATGCACGAAGGCAACGGGGCCGAGACGGTAGACGCCCTTCTCGGCGTGGTAGTCGAGGATGGTCTTCGCTCCGCAGCTCTTCGCGGTGGTCTTGATGCGGGCGTAAAGATCGGCGCAGTAGTCGCGGACCAGGGCGGAGCCGGAGGAGTTCTGGAGGGCGAGGGCCCGGTGCTCGTGGTTGCCCATCAGGTAGACGGTGGGCTTGGTGCGCTCAAGGAAGTCTTCGCCGGCCTCGACGTCGGAGATGAGGGACTCAGCCCCTTCGGCGTCGTTGCCCACGCCACGGCGCAGACTGCGAAAATCGAAAGCATCGCCTAAATGAACGCGGACGCTGGGCTTGTAGTCCTTGATGAACTCACAAAGGGCTTCGACGGCGTTCTGATCGGCCATGTCGCCGTGGTTATCACCGAAGGCGACGAAGCGGGTCGGGGTGCTCATTTGACGGAGATGTAGGGGATGGGCTTGCCGGCATCGAAGGCCGCGAGCATCTCGTCACGGCGCTTGCGGGCGGTGGCGAGGTCGCTGGCGATGTTCTCGACGATGTCCTTGCCGCGTCGGCGGAGGCGGAACCAATAGCAGTCGCCGAGCTTCTGGAGGTGGTGGTTCGGGTTCTCGGCCTTGATGAAGGCGGGGCGGTCATTACGGCCGGTGCGGGTGTACTTCGGGCAGGCGAGGAGGAAGGCCACGCGGTCAGGGGACAGGCCGACCTTGTTCGCCCAGCGCAGCGTCTCGGGGTTCATAGTTTCCATGAGCGGGCGAGGTTGCGTCCTTCGTTCATGATCTGGTTACGGGAGTTCGGCTTGAAGATGTACTCCTGGTCGAACAGGTGGGACGCCCGTATCTCGGCGATGCTGTCCAATTCCTCGTCGTTGGCGGGACCGACTCCGGCGGTGGCGACGTAGATGGTGCGGACGCGCCAGCCTTTCTCCCAGAGGATGTCCTGGCAGACGCGCAGCTCGTTGACGTAGCGCCAGTCGGAACAGACGACGGTCTCCGGGGAGGGCTGGTCATGGTGCTTCATCACGGGGCACCAGTTGGCGAAGTGCCGGGCGAAGACGTCCCGGTCCATGCGCCGTGCGAACTTGCCGGCGTGGACGAGGAAGTCGCGGTTATCGACCTTGAAGTCCTCCTTGAAGAAGTCCCCGTCGAGGCCGAGGTAATCCATGTAGTGGTTCGCGGCCTCCTTGAGGGCGTCGGCGAAGTTGATGTGCTCGGCGGGCCGGGTGGCCCATTCGAGGATGCCGGACGCGAGGGTGTCCTTCCCCGCCCTGGCGTAGCCTGCGATCAGGACGAGCGTCGGGGCGGCCATCGGCGTGGGTGCGTCGGTCATAGGTCGAGTCCTTTACGACCTTCCTTTGCCTCATCCCAATTAATCAATAAGTTGCAGAGTTGAGGGTCAGAGATGGTGTCATCGATGGTATGGATTTGCTCGACATATTTAGCCAACGCGTCTCCCGCATCCTTGAGGAGCTTCTTGTTTCTCATACCAGCGTTAATCATGGCATTGGCTGCGGCGTTATTTCGCTCCAACTTGTCTTTGAGTTCTTCGATCTCTTTGTTTTTCACTTCCATGAAAAACTCGAATGCTTCGTCCTGTCCCATGGTTAGAAGGGAGGGTTTTCGGGTGGGGCTTCCTGCACGACGGGCTTCTGGGAGCCCTTGGGGAAGGTCAGCTTGTATTTGAACTGGGGCTTGCCGTTCCATTCGCCGTTCGGGATGGCCTCGACGCCGAGCAGGCA